AGGGTGCATGTCTTTTTTAGAAGAGTCAGAGTCTGTGTCCTTCATGTCATACCATACGCGGCGTAAAGGTCTTCCTACATTAGACATACGTATAGTCTTTGACTGCAGGTGAGGCGTTGACCAACCTTCAAGAGCGTCTTTCATATTATATAGAAAGTCTTCCATCAGCTCTTCTGATATGTCTATGCCCTTGTCACTGTTAAGACCATCAAGTACTTCATAGATGTCGGGTATTAATGTTTCTAATGTTTTCATTTGCGATGCCTCACGAATCTACACTTGCGTGTAATTGAATTGTAGTGAAGGTATTGAACGCCTAACTGCTTTTGCAGTGGAGTCTTAGCTGAAAGCCTACCGTCTTTGTAAGACTTAACATCTATAAGAGTAACCTTTCCTTCTGGATCTAATGCTACTATATCTATAGGGCCTGTGCAACCACAGTTCTTGAATACGTGATAGCCGTTGTCCCATAGCCATGTAATAGCGTAGTGTTCTGCTAAGTCTCCTACTCTGTTTGGATCGTGATTAGGTTTAGTATCTGTTATCTTAATTGGTTTCATTAGAAGTATTCTCCACTAGTTTATATTCCCATAAGCCTCTTTGCCTAGCGCCTCTGGGTCTTTTCATTATGGTGTGACCGCCTTCACTCTTTCTCCTAAACATGCGTAATGTAGCTGATACGCTTGCTTCAGGATCTCCTGTCTCCTCAGAAATTTCTCCTAGTGTTAACCAAGAAGAAGCCTCTAGCATCAGAAACCAGATTCTATCTTTTTGTTTCTTTAATCTTTTGTAATCATACTTAGGATTGTACACAATACCTTTATGATCTTGTTCTTGCTCAAACAAATCTGCTTGTTTCATATTAATGTGTTTCACTCCAGCTATCTCCTACTTTGTACTCCCCGTCAAGAGGACAGTTAAGTTTTAGAACTTTACCAGCTTCCACGATTGCTTCTACTCCAAGCCTACCAACTTCTTCTGCTTGATCTTGTCTTACTTCTATCTGCCATTCGTCATGGACGTTGGCGACAAAGTGAGCGTCTAGATGGGCTATCTTATTGTTTAAGATAACAAGAGCTTGCTTCATCATGATAGCTCCTGCACCCTGTAACAATGTATTAAGTGCGCTATGCTCACTACGCACTGTCAGCTTCCTGCCATCAAGACCTTTTAAGAATCCTTTCTTTTCTGTTGCTCTGATAACTTTATGTCTAAGAGTTGTAAATGATGGGAGATTATCAAAGAACGATCTTCTAAGGTTTTCGCCAGTTCTCCTACCTCCTCCCGCCACGCTTCCAAGCTTCTCATCTCCTGCTCCGTATAGGAGTGCATAGATGAAAGTCTTAGCCTGATCTCTTGATTTAAGCCCAGCAAGTTTTTGATTAGTGGTGTGTATGTCTCCGTTAAGGATTTCATTAGTGTATGCCTCATCATTCATATAGTGAGCAAGCATCCGCAACTCAAGACCACTAGCGTCAATGCCTACAAGTTTACAGCCTTTAGGTACTGTCCAACAGGAGCGACACTCTTCTCCATACTCAGACTTAAGGCTAGGTACTTGAGCCATGTTAGGATCACGGTGTGTCATACGTCCTGTGATAGTACCATTAGGTATCACGTATCCATGTACACGGCTATCGTCTTCTACCTTTTCAAGCCATGACTTAATCTGTCCTTCTCTCTTTTGAAGCAGGAAGAACTCTTTGATAAGCTCTGCTTGAGGTATGTTTTTTATTTTACTTAAGGTCTTCTCGTTAACAACTGGTCTACCTGTAACTGTATGCTCGTCAGGCTTCCACCCAAAGTCAATAAGGTATTCTCCAATCTGCTTACGTGAGCTTAAGTTAAGATCAATAGTCGTTGTCCTTGTGATGTGCAGTGGGACAGCGTGATTCTTTTCAGAGAATAAAGCATACTCTTCCTCTGTTAATCTAACACCAGAGTATTTCTCTGCCTCTACCATAGTGTCAAACTTCTGCTTAAGGATGTAAGCTTCTTCTCTGTCAGCTATTTTAGAGATAGCACCAGTACTAGTATAACGAGGATACAGTTTAAGCTTTACTATCTTAGGAAGAAAGACTTCTCTAGTCTCTCTGTCTAATGCAGTCATACGTTCTCTTATCTGAGCTAACAGCATCTCTGCTTTAGGCCCGTCAAAGAAGAATCCGCGAGCCTCTTGATCCTTCATTATAGCTGCTACCTGATGCTCAATGTCTACGGACAGCGGTGAGAATCCTCTACTCTGTTCACGTAGTTCAAAGTATACAGCAGTATTTAATTCAACATCTCTTACACAGTAGTCCAACATCTCAGCCGTGTAAGCGTCAAACTCTTTGAAGTCAAGCTTGTTAAATCCAAGAGTATGTCCCCATTGATTAAGACTATGACCACCATCTCTTACAGGGTTAAAGAGTCTAGATAATACAAGAGTATCTATAATCTTTTTATCCTTAGAGAAGTCAGGTTTATTCATCAGCCTCTGTACTACAGGGATGTCAAATCCTATTATGTTGTGGCCTACTAAAGAGTCAGCAGAATCAAGAAGATTGTAACCTTCCTGTAACTGATCAGGGCCGTAGGTATATATTACTTTAGTGTCTACATCTTGAGCGACAATACACCATATCTTAGTAGCATCAAGACCGTCCGTCTCTATGTCAAATACTAATCTACTCATCATTCAAATCCTAGTACGACTTCTTCTTCGCTGTTGTTTGATACGTCATCTGTTTCAATCTCTGCGAGCCTACCTGTTTCATTATCAAAAAGCAAGTGACTAGCTACACCAACGTCACCAGTGTAACGAGACTTCAACACCCTTATTCTGGTGGTAGAAGATTCTACAGGGTCATCAGATTGTTGGTTACGCTCAAGGCTGATAACAGAATCGGATAACTGAGCAATGCTTTGGCTACCTCTAAGGTGGCTTAAGCCTGTCTCAATACCATTCTCGTGTCCTTTGTTACCGTCAATCCTACGTAAGTGTGATACTAATATAAGACCTGCGCCTGTCTCTTCTACGAGGGTTCTTAAGCGGTGCATGATTGCATCAATTGATCTGCGTTCATCACCTTCTAAGCTAGTAGATACAAGCATATGCAAGTGGTCTACTACAACCCATTTACATTCACATCCTACTATCATAAAGCGTAGCTTACTGAAGATAGAATCAATGTCATTGGCTCCGTGATGTGCGTGTACCCATACTCTGTTTCTGTTCTCACCATCGTATAGTACATCAAAGAATCCATCTAGCTCTTCGTCAGTATACTGCTCTCTGATTCTGTCAATGTGTAGTTTAGCATTGGCCTCAATAGAAAGGATGCCGTCAATAGTACGCCTCCAATCTTCTTCAAGAGCAATGATACCTACATTGTCAGTGGTGTGCTTTACTAGCCAGTGTTCTAGTTCCCGCGTTACACTGGTCTTACCTAAACCTGTACCACCTGTAAGTGTTACAAGCTCTCCCTGTCGTAGCCCTTCTAGCTTCTCGTTAAGACCTTGCCAAGGGTAAGGGATAGAAGGTTTCTTTTCTCTGTTCTTATACTTCTCACGGTTGTCTGAAACATTTAAAACTCCAGAAGGAGTATAAGTCTTTGCGTCCCAGAAGCATTGAACAAATACAGAGTGCTTGTTATCTCTTAGTAAATCATTAGGATCTTTATAACCTTCAGGTAGGGTAACAATCTTTGCTTTGCTAGGACGCAGAAGTCTAGCTACTCTACGCGCAGCTTCCTTTCCGGGCTTGTCCATGTCAAAAGCAATGACTACGTTTTCAAAGCTTTCAAGATATTCTAAATTATCTTTTACATCTCTCTCTGCAGTGCTTGCAGATTTAATACTAACTACGGGCCATTTAGAACCAAGGAGTTCGTATGCTGCCATAGCGTCACACTCTCCTTCAGTAATTGTTATATACTTGCCGCCCTCTTTGAAGAGCTGCATTCCAAATAGACCTGCCTTGTTGTTCCTTCCCTGCCAAGAAAAACCTTTGGAGGAAACGAATCTAACTTTCTGTGCTACTTCTCCTTCGCTGTCGTGGTAAGGGTAGATGTGTTTGTGAGTGTCACCGTTGCTGTCAAAGGTTACTTTAACACCGTACTTCTTGGCGGTTTCCATTGTGATTGATCTATCCTTTAAGGCTGCGTACTGCCCTTCCTGTGCAAAGGATGCGGGTTCGTTCCTGCTGCTGTTGTTGTTGTTGACTATTGACATTGTATTTTCCGTTGGTTTCTCATAGTTCCTTGTGTACTCATTGCAACTAAAACAACGTGCACTCCCATCATAATTGATACAGAGTGCATCGCTGCTGCCGCAATCAGAACAAGGAAGGTGGGTTTCTTTAAACGCCATCCTCTTAGTCCTCTTCTAGTTGAGCTACCTCTTCTTCTTCCTCATTAATTAAAGCCTCTTCATCTAGATTGTCCATGATAGCAGCATTGTAAGCTGATGCCGCTGCTTGAAGAACATCTATCCTTTGAGTAAGGCCCTGTACTTCGGTCTGTATTTGAGCCAAATAATTGAACGCAGTCTTTGCCGTATCATTCAACTTCTCTACATCGTACAAACCGTCATCGGTTTTAAAAGTATATTGTGCCATTTAAAATGCAATCTCCTCTTCTGTAAATGGTGTGGCTGCTTCGCCTACTTCTACCAAGTCAATGACTTGAACAGCGTTTAGCAGTGGTCGTTTGAACTTGCCTTTGTAATATACCATTGGAGCCCATTGTACAGCTACCGTTGAGCCATTACCTATCAGCCCAGAGAAACTGTTCTTGTCACCGTCAACGACAATAGGCGGCAGATTAATAGAGCCGTTACTATTTGCATGATACTTATAAAAAGTAATCACGTTGTCTTCAGTATACTTAGACTTACCTGCAGGCTTGAGTCCTACGTTAAATCCTGCACGTTGGAAGCGTTCAAAGTCTTCCGCTGATACAGCTAGATTTAACTCCCAACCAAACTTACCGGAGCCTTCTTGCTGCTTCTCAGAGTAGTCAGGTATAGGCTGTTCTCCTACGTGAGCGTAGTAGCAAGTGCCGCGTATGATTTGGGGAATCCCATCAATCATCTTCATTAATTGTATCTCCTTGGTTTGTGATAAATTGTTCGTACAGTTCGTAGGCATCTTCTGAGATACCTTCTCCAAAGCTTATGACATAAGTACCATCCTCCTCAATGGTGTGTAACTTAGTTAGTATTTTGTCTGAATATAAAAGACCCTCGTGCTTTATTTTAAAAGCAAAGAAATCTTTTTGAGAGACTCTTATGGTTCTGTTCACGCCTTACCTCCTGCGATTATTATTTCATTTAAGAACTCAGGGAAGAGGCTAATCATATCATCTTCTGACGCAAATAGATACCCTTTTGTTTCCATACAACGCTCTTTTATAAAAGAAAAGAAGCTGTTCTTTACTATGTTTTCAGGTAGTTCTGTGCCTAAAGACATAACAAACATTCTAGACCAGAGATCGTCGAAAGACATATAGAAGTCTTCCATACCTTCAACCCATCCTTCTTCGTTAGTGTTGCTCATTAGTCTTCCTCCTCGCCTATCATATCTATTTTTAATTTAGAATCGTCGCCCCAACAGTATACTCTTATCTCGTGTCCCTCTTTATCTTTTATTATAATGTCCCAAGAGTCATGTGCTTGGCCTACGCCATCTTCTCCTGCTTTACATTTTTTAATGCTGATTGTGTTTGTGTCGTGTACAAACAGATTAGTTGTTATTGACATAGTGCACTCCAAGAATGTTTAAGTTCTTCACGTTGTTTGATTTCTTTATCAATCGTATTGGCTATCCATTGACACTCTAACTGAGCATCAGAGGCAGCTCTTAGTTTAACTACTCTAGCAAAAGCAACAAGTGATCCTGTCCATATCCATTCAGTCATCATAGATTGAGGAAGAACCATACGTGCCTGCTCTGGTGCTACTCCCGTTGCTATCATGTTATCAAAGACAGCAGTGGCTTGAAGCATAAGGTCTTTATATCTTGCGTCAAACCTTTTACCTTCAAACAGCTCATCTGATGAGCCTTGCTTTTTATCAGCCGCTCTCTTACGCCATGCTTCAGGATGATGGAACTCAGGCTCACTGTCAACGTATCGTCTGCTTACTTCATTCCAGACCATTCCAATTTGATGCTTAACTAACTGCCGAGCTACAAATATAGGAGCCTTAATTCTAAACTGTAATTGCACATGAGCAAAAGGAGTCCAGTGATCGTGCTTCGCTAAGTAGTTTATAAGACCTTTGTCTTTATCTTTAAAGGTCTCAGATACATTACTAAAGGAAACTCTTGCACTGTT